CACGAACCGCAACTGAGCGACGGATCCTTTTCGGTGAAGTCTCACTCATGATGGAGGTTGAGAATTTCGAGAGCACTACACTCGGATCATTCTTTTCACACCATCGAGAGGCTGAGATTCACGGACCTATCGCGAAGAGCGTTCTGGCGGCCCCCGAAATCACCGGGCGGCTTATGGTTGGAACGGATGGAAAGATCCACCAATCTGTCTACACTCTCGTACTTCGACTCACATCCACCGCGTTCAACACCGCCAAACTAAGCGAAGATCTGGAACTGCTTACTAACACACAGCAGTATTGCAACAACGTCATCAACATGATCGCGTGCTACCAGACCATGAGTATGGCTCCCAGTTCACGGCCGGATTTCTTCTACACGGACTCGACACCTACTGCACCTCCTCAATTGGAATGAATCGTCTCGGAAACGTCGCTTGCGGCGTTGAAGAGCCCTTCGTTTTCAATGAGAGGTTTCGAGTCCTTGCTGGAGAGGCGCATTTCCACAACATGCAACTTTCCTTCCCCCCCCCCCTCCACTCTAAGCCCGACGGATGCTATCGCACACGTTTTGGTCCGTACGTGTCACACACTGCGGTCATTTATGCCAACACCAACGGCAACGTCGCGAAAGCACTCACACGCCTCACCAACGCGCGAAAGAATCCACTTACTGACCTACCTGACCTGGCATGGGATAAGCAATTATTCAAAAACCAGAGAAGTTTCCATAACAGTAATGCCACATTCTTCGCGCACCTTCGAGATCTCTACTCCATCGACTTCGACTTCTTCGACACATTCGAAGAAGCGCTTGAACACCACGCAGACCCTCACGTCAAGAAGGCTTTGCGCGTGCAAGCGTGGGGTGAGATGCACCAAAACGCAGCTTTCTTCGACCCAATTTGGGTCAAATCCATCACGTTGAAGATGAAACGCAATGAACTTGCCAAATGCGGGAAAAACCCACGCATGATCGGCGATCTTGGCGTTGCCGCTTCACTCCAAGGATTTGTCATTACCGCACGAATGAAACACGCTATGGCTGCCAACCCCATCCACGTCCTCGGTGGTATACTCGAATTCACTTCCACCCCAGCTCCTGACGCTCTCACTCGCGTCTTCACCAACCTCATCAACCCACCCGGAAGATTCTATGGTGCGTATTTCTCAGACGACTCATGTTTTAGCATTCGACACACTGTCGACGGCGTTGAGAGTGTCCACATGTTTGATGTCGATATCAAGCAGTGTGACGCCTCACACGGCCCCGCTTTATTCAAGACGTACGAAGAGATTTACCCCACACACTTGAGAACCCAGATTCGCAACCTCACCGCACAATGCGGTATACCTTTCACGCTTCGCAGCGAGGATCGTACGCAATCTGTTACTCTGAAGCCCACCACCAAGGTGCTCGCCTCAGGGTTCACCGGAACTACCAGTCTCAACAACCTCGCGACTATCTCCATCCACCTCGCATTTGCGCAGGCTGAGTTTGACGGCACAACCAGTTGCCTCGAGCTCGCTGCACACAAAGCAGGATACATGGTTACTATCACGAGGAAGGACGATTGGCACGACCTCCAGTTTCTCAAGCATTCACCCGTTAGCGACACCAGGGGACAGCTACGCGCGATACTCAACATCGGCGTGCTGCTCCGCTTTACTGGAGTCTGCAATGGAGACCTTCCTGGTCGGGGAGATATGGTGACACGAGCTCGGCATTTCCAACATGCCTTGCTTCGTGGAGCTTACCCGCGCACATCATTTGAACTTTTGGACCGCATGGTCAAGAGCACCGGAGTCACCAAGCCGAATCAGGCTGCACAACGTTGTGTTGATGCCCTGTTCGAGCACAAGATTGACGTCACCCAATATGACGAAAGCTTTGAAGTCGACGACACGGAAGTGTACCGACGTTATCGTCTCACACAGGACGAAATCATTGAACTCAATCACGGCCTCGGAAACGCTCACGCACTTGACATCCATCGTTCATCTGCTAGCGATCGAATCCTCTTTGTTGATTATGGCCTCCCAATAGGGCCACTTATTCACTGAGACGACACCGATCGTGCGCCACCCCACCACCCACATCCCCA